CTCCTATGTACCCTTTGTATCTCCCGTCTCCGAGTTGTGGATAATTCTCCTGAGGATAAAGGTCAGCTCTTACGAGTTCCCATCCTTGGCGAAGTTTGGCCATGATGTTTTTTGTGTCATCATGTCCCATCGTTTCATAACGAATCCATCTTTGTCGGTAGCCCGCAGGACACTTGGGCGCATCTAAGGCAGATGAGTTCACCCAAACTTTTGGTCTTTCAGATTCTGACCTAGTTTGCTGAGCACGAGGGGTTTTTTTGGTTTCTTTTTCCATATGCTTATACCTCCTTCATGTGTAATTGTTTCGCATAATCTTCGAGTGGCACGTTTAATTTTTTAGCTATTGCTACCTGTGAAGGCGTGAGCTTCACAGTTTTGCGGCCAGGTTTTATGCTTCGTTGAGCTGATTGGTTCGCTGAAGCAACGATCTGAGTCGGTCTTGCCGTTTCTACACTACCACCTTTAGCAAATTTATGGGGAAAGTCAACTCTTATTCGTTTGTCAATCTCCGCATAATATTCTGCATCTTTCGCGTTGTACCCTTCTTTTTCAACTAGATCCTTATGGATTTCAAAAGCAGTAAAAGTCATAGCTCGATCTTTGCCGAACCATTCATTTTTTCCTGCCCATTCTTCCGCTTGTGGATCTGGTGGAGTTTCTTTTGGAAGCTCCTTCGGGGTTTGTCTATAGCGCAAATGATCCTGTTCATCAGGAACCTTTGGCTTTGTTTCAGAACGATATTTTTCAGCAGCATTAAGTCTAGCTTCCTCAATCGACAAGGCAGCAATCTTTTTATTTGCTAATACTTGTTTTTGAGCATCGCCTGATTCAATAGCGCTGGCCAAATCAGCTTGAGCCGATTTGATTTGTTCTGATACTTTTTCAGAAAAAGCTTTATCGTATTTTTCTTCGGTTGTTTGAAATTGATCTCTAGTGATTTCAACTTCTCTTTTAGCACCGGCTGCATAATCAAGTGCAGCTTTTTCTCTACGTTCAGCTTCTCTATATCTTCGAGTTAGTTTAGAGATTCGTTTATTAACCGCTTCACTATACTCTTCAATTTTCTCATCTTTCTTTGCTTCTTCTTTTACTGGTTCTTCTTTTACTTCTTCTACTTTTATTGGTTCTTCCTTCGGTTCCGTTACTGGAGTCTCTGCGGGAGCTTCTTTAACTGTATCATCAGGTAAATCAACTTCTACATCAGGACCAGTCGTATCAAGAGGAACGGTCTTAGCTTCTTCCTTTTCTTCTACTTTTTTTACTTCTTCTACTGGCATAGTTTCTCCTATTCTATGTTAAAACTCGTGGACAATGTCCTCCGGGTCTTTGACTGTTGCGATGATTTCATCATCGTTTAGTAATCTTACTTCTCCTCCATCGATCTTAAATCGAGATCCTGCATAGCGGGCAAAGATTACCCAATCTCCCACTTTGCACCATGGACCTTCGGGGTATTTTTCTCCCTGATAAGCCTGAGGGCCGACCGCCAAAACATTGCCACACACTGTGGCAAGTTGTTGTCGTTCGATTTGCTCATCGGAATATAAAATACCGCCTTTGGTTTTCTTCTTACCTTTAAAAGGTAAGACTAAAATTCTCCAACCTGTTGGTACAGGTAATTTATTTTTTTCTGCTTTATATTTTTGTTCGAGTGCGAACTTAGGTTGACTTTTTGAGGTCGACGATGTTTCCGCTGTGTTTTTCATGTTGCTCCTTTTTTTCAAGCAGGTTGGATATTTCCTGTAAAATTGCTTCGTAAGCGTTTATTTGTCCTAACATATACTTGTAGGTTTCAAAATTGTCAACCCCACCGGATGTTACAGTGATGGCTAATGCGGATAAACTATTTTTTATTTGAGCTCTTAACTTTAATACTAATTGTAAATCTTCCACTAGCCTCTGCTTCTCGCCATTTTTTTAAATGTTTTAGCTAGGGTATATCTTTTAGAACCTGGGGGACAGGTTTTACTTCCAAACTTCTTGCCTGTGCAAGGTTTGTCTGTTCTCATATTCTTGGTTGCTTTTTGAATCCAGTTTTTATCACTACCACCAGCTTTGGCATGTGCTCTTGTCAGAGGCACTCCACCACTAGGATAATAATCGCTATTAGCAGTAAAGTATTTAGGATAAGCTAATGCTTTACTATCTTGATAGCCCGCTGAACTACCATGACGATAGTTAGCTCGTTTACTTCGACCTTTAATTTCTGCTCCTGGCATTAATCCTCTTTCTTAATATTTTTTTTAATAAAATCAGGAGTGGCTTTAATTCCCTCCCAAATATCTTGAACTTTAGTTTTATATTTTTCTAAAACGTCTTTATTAGCTTTGCTAAGAGCTGCACCCCAGCCCTTATCAGTTTTTTGATCTTTTAAATCAGACACTAGGATTTGTCCATTGTTGAGACAGCAGAATAAGCTCTTTTGCCAGCCGCTTTTTCAGCGCCTTTAGATTCATCTCTTCGGTCTTTAAAAGATTGAGATTTTTTCCCATCTCTTGCACCTAAAGATTCATCAAGTCTGGCATTGTAACCTTGACTCTTACCTCCCGTAGATTTCTTAGCTCTTTTAGCATAAGGAAATCTAGAACTGTAAGGTCTACTTCCAAAATCGTTTCTCATAATTAACTCCTATATTGTTTAAATTGGGAAGGCAACTATTTCTTTTTACTAGGTCCGCCATTCCTAAAGACCTGAGTTCCTTTTATTCCAAAAATGCTCGCTACGACAGTAATCCACAAAGTTTGGAACCATATCGGTAGTGAGCCAAAATGATGAAAGAAAAGCTCTACCTTCTGCATCATTTGCGCGTCGTCACTGAAAACTCCCCATGCAAGCACGATGATCGGCGCCGAAATTATCAAAAGTACGAATTCGTCCTTGTAATCATTTGTTCGGGCTTCTAAAAGTTTGCCCTGGTAAGATTCCTCACCACGCGCTTGTCGTTCTGCATGTAACAATTGCGCATCAGACATCGCTGCCTTAGCACGTTGTTTATTTGCATATACTTTGGCACCTGTTTGCAGTGCCATTTTTGCTAATCCAAACCACATAGTAATCCTTTAAAAAGTAGGATATACGCGCATCGCGCGCAATTTTACCACCACTCTACTTTAGATTTTTTATCTTTTAACATTCTACGTTGGCCACCTACAGAATTCACTGTTGGTATTCCTTCAGGAATTTTAACCTCAACACCGCCTTTAAGATATCCATCTTTATTAACGAATTGTTTTTGGTTAACGCCTTTGTAGAAAGGTTCTTTTTTCTCTGCCATTTTACCTCCTAGGTCCTTTTAATGTACGAACGTCTTTGGCTTTCATTCGCGCAATATTTTTTTTAGTATCATCAGTCATTTCTTGCTTAGCCATAGATGTTGTAGCTCGCAGTATAGCCAAATCTTCGTTTTGTTCAAGTTTTTCATCTTCAATGCCTTCACGTGAAACAAGCTTAGCATTTTCAATATTTTTTCTTTGGTTCATTTCTTCATCTTTTCTTTGCGTATCCATTGCTTTTAGATCAACTTCTCTGGATTTAAGCTTCAATAATGGATCATGATCAAATTGAGAAGTAATTTGTTTTTCTTCCTTCATGAATTCTTCCATAAATTCAGCAATCAAGATCGCTTTACGTGCTTCGATCTGCTGAGTGATCTGAACAATTTGTGGCTGGATTTGTTGAGCCATCTGTGGATTTTGTTTAGATGCCATTTGTAATTGCTGAAGTTTTTGAAATTCTTCTTTGAATTCCATTTGAACTTGTTCCGCAGCCATTAATGAAATGTGTTCTAAAATGTTTTTTTCAATTGCAGCCATGACGGTAGGATTATTACGAACCATGTTTAAAGCCATAAAATGTAAGTGCGCACTTACGTGCGCTCTATGATCTTGGCCTTGATAAGCCTGAAAAGGTTTCTGCGCTAAAGCATCAATGTGCTCAATCGCTGGATCTTGAGGCTGTGGTGGCTTAGGGGGTGGTAAGACTCTATCGATATCTTTCACTCCTAAAGCCGAATAGATCGTACGATACGCTTCGTATAAGTTATGCATTTGTGGGTTAGACATAGCCAACTGTAATTCAGTTTGAGCCATACTTATTCTTTGCGTCTGCGAAAATATATTCGGATCCGCAACTGGAAGTATATCAACCCTATCGTCAAAATCTGCTGCTTTGATCGTTCTTTGCGCACCAACAACATCGTAAGGATATTCTGGTGGTAAGTATTGACCAAATATTTTTGCAAGTAACGCGAACTCTACTTTAAGAGACGAATACACTCTTTTGTGTATTGCGCTCATTACTCTTGAGCCCCGTTCTAATAAAGCCACTGTTGTTCCAACAGGTGCTTGTGCGTTTCCATCGCCCACTTGCATGTCGGCAATAGATGCAAATCGTTGTCCTGCCGCTACAACCATTCCCATTAATTGGAATAGAACCGGTGAAGGTTCTTTGTACGGCAAATTCATAAATGAATCTTTTAAACTACCACCAGGAGCATCAACGTCTCTCCATTCTCCAGGTTGTAGTGGAGAAGCATCATCTCGTATTCGAATACCTCTCATTTTAAATCCGGCAGGTAAATTGGATAAAGTACCTGCGTCTAATAATTGGCGGAGAGCGACCGTTGCGGTACGACTCAATCCGCCAATCATATGTATTAATCCTAAACCGTAAAATCCTAGTCCAGGCAGAAATTTGAAATGGACGAAATATTGGATTTTCGTTTTGTTAGGATCGTTGGGCGCATAGTTCCTTCTTATCGAAAGAACCGTACGGCTACCCGAATCGATTGTAACGATGTAGGGCACTTTGATACCTGTTGGTTCTCCAGTTTGTGGATTGACATCTTCGAAGCCTTCCAGGTCCAAATTTGTATGACACTCGTAGAGTGTAAAAATATCTTCAGGTTTAGTTTTCTTCGTACCTTCTAATTCTCGTTCTTTAGCCACTAAGGGTTCTTCAAAATAGCCTGGTGTGCCTAACTCAACGTCTCGATAGAAACCTGCTGCTTGTTGTTTTTTAATTTCATTGCTTGATAATTTAATAACGTGCATTACTGTTTCAGCATCTTCTAAAGACGTTGCAGAGTAAGGCACTAATAAATCATCAGCCGGTACAAATTTTGAAACCGCTTGTTTACGCATAGCATCGTAATAAACTTTTTTAAAGGTAGATCCTGCAAGGGGCAGGTAGAATAACATTTGATCAAAATCTTCATCGTAGCCTTTCATCTCATTCATCAACATGTAATTCATATAATTTTTAACACGTTTGGATTGTTGATCTTTTTGTGGAGTTGGAACGCCCATGACTTGAGTTCGTACCGGTCCATCGGCTGGAAGTAATTCTTTATAAGCTAACGCTTGAAACTGACAAACCGCTTCAGCTAACACAGGATGCGTAGCTCCTGATGCTCCCTGAAAGGGTTGAGTTCTGTTTTGATATTTAAATCCTAAAAGATCTAAACCTTTGATGTAAGTGTCTTCCCATTCTTTTCGGGACATTTTATAATCGGTATGTTTTTCATAGAGATCAGCTCCTAATGATCCTAGAACAGAATCCGGTAAAAGCTCAGCAAGGTTCGCGGTGAAATCATCAGGGTTTCCTGGATTCACTTGAGAAGGATCGAAATCAACTTCCGCGCCTCCATCAGCTAAATCC